GGAACTGAAGAACGACTTCAAAGAGATTGGCGCGAGCGCCACCACCCGTTAACTTACTCTTGAAGTCGGTAATCTTCCTTAATGGGGGTGGATTAATCTGTTGTCTAGATGGCATTTGAGTTATCCTCTAATTGAATTAAACGGAGCCGATTACTTCTTCAAATGCAACACCAGTTCTGGTGGCGATGAAGGTTAGACCAATGAAGTTGATCGATCTTGCGGGTTTGATGTAGATGTCTGCAACAAACTCATTAGCATCAATGATTTCAGGAGTGTTATTAGTTTCATCACAAATAACAACATAATCAAAGATTCCTCTCTTAGACTGAACATCACGGAGGAATGGTTCAACAATGTTCACGAAGTTAGTCCTTGTGATCTCATCGTTGAACTCGAACAGGAAGTCCTTAGCAGCAGCAGAGATTGCATCTTCCAGGAAGATGAACAGGCGGCGAACGTTGATTCTATCAAACGCGGAGGACTTACCAAATCCAGTCTTATCACCGAACAGAATGATGCCTGCTCCAGGGGAGAAGATAACTGGGTTAATTCTATTTGAGTACAGAACGTCTCTCTGCTTTCTACCTGGGTTATATGCCAGTTTTACAGCATTGAGAATTGAACCTCTTGAAGTTCCAGCAGGTGAGAACCAAGGGAACTGTTGGATATCTGTTCTGGCACAAGTACCAGCGATGTCTCCATTCAAAGGAACATAACGGAAAGTATCATTGAAGCGGTCGTACATATACTTGTAACCACTATCAAATACACCATAAGTTGTAGATGAAAGTGAAGCATAGTATGAAACCACATTTTCAGTGATTGTGTCAATATCATTAACTGTTACGGTTCCAACGGAGTTATCCGAAAGGAATGCACCTCTATATGGTGAGATGAATGCAACAGCATCTTGTCTTGCTTCTGCAACAGCGATTGCTTTTTGTGCAATACCTTGTGCAGTATCTATATCCCAGTTTCCTGAACCCATCAGGATAAAGTCTACTTCAAACTCTTCAGTATTTTCAAACTTACTAAGTCCACTAATGATGTCATCAGCACCAGAGAAAAGTGCATTTTGTTCGGTGAGAGTTGTCTTACCTTTGTAGTTTTTACCACCTGCAAGAGAATCGGTGAATACACCAGAACCAGCAAAGTTTACGCCATCTGCATTTTGGTCCCAACCACTGTCAAGATCAAGTTCATTTTGTGCAACACCATTATCGCTAAACGCGATTGTAGTAATACCAACTGGTGCAGAACCACCAAAGATATAACGAGAGTTAGTATAAAGATACTTTCTCCAATAAGAAGTAGAACCTACAGAGAACTCAGCATCTTTTGCTTTAGAAAGATTCAGGTGCTTCTCAAGGATAGAACCTGCATTTCCAGTGATCAGTCCTTTGTCGTCAATAACAACAACGTGAAGTTCATCAAATCTTCCGTTTCTATTTGCCGCATATTCGGAAGTTCCTGGGCGGTTTGCGAGAGAATCCCACGCAAGTTTTACTGGATTACCTTTGAGATCAGTAGATGTAAGTACAATTTCTTGTTTTTCAAACCAGTCACTTTCACCAGTGTATGATCTGGTTGCAAATGGAGTTGATTGTCCATCGGTTGCAATACCGATTGAACCAGTGTTGGCAAGGGCAAACTTACCATTCTGCTCATAATCAGCATTGGTAACAGTTCCTGCTGCAGAAACGTGCTTGACCAGTTTAACTCCAAGAGAGTCTGCACCAACTTCGGTGATAACACCCTGGAAGTATCCATCGAGGATTGTAGTTCCACCAGTTCCAACAGGAACAACAGTGTTAGGGGGAACTGCATATGTGAAACCAAAACCAACAGAAACATCAGATCCTAATCCAGATCCTGTGAGAATTTGGTCTGCTTTACCATCAATAATAGCAACTCTTATGCCATTTGCCCAACTACCTGGGTTCTTAGCAGCAACTGTTACCCCAGTAATTGCGTTTTCGTCGTATTGAAGTTCTTCGTAATGATTTGTGCTTTTGATCCTAACGCTTGTAGCGGTGCCGACGAAAGCATTTTTAAGACCTTCGCCTGTTGCAATGTTAAAATCGTCTGCTCTTGAAACTCTAAGAGTTCCTCCATAAGCGAGGTAGGATGATGCTACCATCCAACTCTCATAATGCTTATCAGTCGAATATGGTCTGCCGAAAGTGTTTAAGAGATCATCCTCATTTTCAATAAACTGAGGAAGATCTACAGGTCCCTTGGCAAAAGGAGCAACAATCGCCCCGATTGAACCAGAGACGGGATCGACTCTTCCAATAGTTAAGTCAACTTCTCTTACTACAATTCCAGGAGATGCTAAATTTAGTGGCATCTTTTTGTACTCCTTGGTCCAGAATTATCTGAAATTATTTATTAAAAAGGTGCTTTTCATTGGGGAATTGGGACGTGAAATCTACCAATCTGGATATTCCCAAGTGTTACTGCTTTTTTTAACTCTTTTTTTAGCACACTCTTTACATTCATATGAATATGATGATGCTACTGGACCTCTATCTTTTCTAGTTCTGTAAAATCCATCAAGCATATTTTTAGTTTCACCACAAACTCTACATTTTCTATCATAGAGAAGAAGATGACCAAGTTTTATCTGACCATCTAAATCCATCAATAGTATTCCCACATATATGCACGATCACCATATTCGTCAGTGTGCCAACGGTCACCATCTTTGTCTGTAAATGAACCTGTTAAGTCATTAATACCATCATCAAGAAAACCAAATGGTGCCATGTCTTGTTCTATTTGATTTTTTTGTTCTTCATAAATTCTTTTACGAACATCATTATCAGTCATCTCTTTAAAATAATCTTGTGCTACTAACCACGCAAAAATAACCAGACACATTGCAAGATCATCATTACATCCCTCTTCTGCTTCAAATGAATTGTGTCTTTGAGCAAATGTGGTCAATTCGGAGATTATCTCATAATCAAGTGTAAGTAATTTAAAGTCCTCAATCAACGTTTTCAAGTTAGAACAACCAAGTTTTTTTACTTGTGCAGTTGTTCTAACTCCCATTTGAGATTTCTTACCTGAGAAACCGTGCCCAACAACTTGACCGGCACGACCTCTCATAGCAGCCATGAGCATATTTTCATACTCAAGATCATAATGAAGAATATTTGCTACTTGTTCTCCAATATCATTTACTTCTACTAAGACCCAAGCGTTATTATAATTTGTTGCAACATTTTTGATGATGTTTGGAAACAACATCGGTTTGATTTCATTATTTCTATATTTGGCAACTATCTTGTAAGGGAATTCTGTAATATCACATACGATAAATGCAGAATAATCGTTCCCCAACCCACGAGCAACATCGACAGTAATAAGGTAGTTGTGGTCTTCTTTAAATTTTTCATATACATCTAAACCGGCGTTCCTTTGAATAGGATCTTCATATACAAGATTTTTAAGGATCGATGGATTTATAAGGGTATTGACAGAACCAAGAAACTCACACTCGAACTCGACTTTGAATTGCTGTTCAGATGTGTTAGCAATCGTCTGTTCTTTCCATACATCATCTCTTCCAGGAACCTCGGACCAATGAACATCAGTTGGAATGTATTCATTTTTACCTTTCTCAGAGTCGTGCCACATACGGTAGAAATGATTCATACCGTGTGGCGTGGATACAATGATTACCTTGGTGTTTTTACCAGAAGTAATAGTAGGATAAACAGAGGCAAAGAACGAGTCAGCAACGTGGTTCGGGACGAATGCGAACTCGTCGAGAAAGAGGATGTTAAACGACATACCTCGGACAGCACTTGCAGACGTAGATGCTGCCAGTATTTTACTCCCATTTTCTAATTCCAGTGAACCTTTGTTCCAAGATATAATACCCTGCTGCATCCATTTAGGCAAGTTCTCATATGCAGTCTGTAATCTGCTTAACAATTCTCTAGCAGTTGCTGCTTTGTTTGCCAATATACCTATATTAACACTATCATTAAATACTGCATAATGTAGTAAATATGACACCACAGTGGTAGATTTACCAGTTTGTCGTGGCATCTTACAGATATTAAATCTGTTTTCGTGAAAATTATTAATTAATTTCTCTTGAAAATGATATGGATGAAATTGTGTCAATCCTTCATCAAGAGAAACAATTTTAATATAATTATTTGCAAAATAAACCGGATCTTCCTTACACTTCATGAATTCACGGATATTATCTTCCGTGAATTCTATTGGTGTATTTGCTTTTTTTAGATTGGGATTACCAAGATACTGTTCACTCATAATAAATCAATTTTTTTAAACTTCTAAATTTGTTTATTTTACGGATTTTGACTTCACATCAAATTTATAAAAGTCTTTCTTATTCTTTTTCTTTTTAGCATCGTTGATGATAACATCATTTATCCAAGATGGTCTACTTGGTAGATGACGATATGCTCCACTGTCTACTCGTTGTTCGATAAACTGTTTAAAAGTTTTCATCAGCACTTCCACCTTCTACGTGCTTTACAAATTTTCTTATCTGGGGTTTTTGAGCAATCGATGTTGTGCATCTTTCTCTGACCATTAGATCTTGAGCAGAAAGACTTACGCCTCTTTGCATCTTTACTTCCTTTCTTTGGATTGCCTGTTACAGCAGTTTTCAATTTGGAACCTGGATTTTCACGCTTATAGGCATTAACTGCTTTTTGAGACATGCCATCAGTTTTGTCCTTACGATTTGTTTTCTGCCAATCTTCTTGTATATTTAATTCAGATCTCCAATTAGAAACTTGTTCTTTAGGAACACAGTTGGGAACCATACGATTTCCCTTCTTCTTCATTCCTTTCATTTCATGAGTATCCCAACAGGGATCTCCATCAGATTTCGCCTCTTTTTGTAATTTTGCTTGTTTCACAGGCACATATTGAAATGGATTTGTTCCACCACCTTCCTTGTCATATCTGTTTTGCAGATACTTTTTCTGTTCTTCTTTACCATCTAAACGACTCCTTTCACTAACCACTTCACCTTCTGGTTCATATGAATCTCCCAATCCTCTTGCTCCAGCACCAATAGGATTTCCCTTAAGATGAAGTTCGTTTCTTCCGCGCTGAACTGCTTTATCTGCTTTTGGTTTCAAGAACTTTTTGGCAAGATATGGTGCTGCAGCTAAACCAGCGGCAGCAGCACCAATTGCTAATGGAGCAATCTCATCAATTAACTCAACTTCTTCCTTCCTGGTTTTCTTCTTTTTGACACAGTTTGGATATCTTTTACCAAACATCGTTTTCATACCTTTCTTTTCATAACCTTTCCAACATTTTTCATCAAGATTTTCTTCA